CGAGATTAGCGAGTGTCTCGTGGGCTCGGAGATGTGTATAAGAGACAGGCCCTATTCTTCATGCATTATTTTCATAGTAGAAAGAGACTTTGCCCATTGTTATCTTTCAGTCACAAAAAGAAAGCCAGATAGCTAAAAAATAACTATCTGACTTTTATCGTGAGCGGTAAGCGAGACTCGAACTCGTGACCCTTAGCTTGGGAAGCTAACAAATAAAACAATATAATAATATGTATAACAAATACTTATAACAACACATTACAACAAAAAGAGCAACAATAGAGCAACTTTATCCAAATTAGAAACTTTCCTCTTTTTATTCAGGTAAATATAAGAAATATTTTATAGAATAGAAACAAAGTCAGATATAATCAAAAAAAGCAGCCAAATGAGCTGCTTTTCTTATCTTCTCCTTAAACAATCTCAACTGATCAATCGTCGGATGAAATGTAGGATTCTCCCAGTTCCTAGAGATAACCGAAATCATTGAATCCAGATACTTCCCGCAGTCGAGAATCTTCGCACATTTATCCAACTGGAACTCTCCGGAAGGATATCTCTTGTTGTCAAGAACATCCTTAGCCCATGTCAGTAACTCATTCACCGAGTCGTGGTTGTATTTATTTTCCTCCGCCATACTATTTATCTTTTACAAAATCCAACTTATAATCCAGCGCATTAGCTATCTTGCTTAGCAAATCTACTCCTGTACTATACTTACCGAGTTCTATGCGTGCGATATGTCCTGAACCAATTCCAGTCAGTTCGGATAACTTGGCTTGGGAAATACCCTTCTTTTTACGAAGCTCAGCTATACGCTTTCCAATACGTTCTCTTTCATTCTCCATCAAATATACTCTTTAAAATATTATTATCTTCCCATGCGCAATAATTACAGTACCACATAGCACACGGACGCAATACCTCATTAATTATAAGATTTTTATCAGTATTTTCGTCTAATGTAGCACAATAATGCAGTATTGCTGATAGTCTTTCAGTACCGGAAGAACTTATGTATTTGAAATGATACACAACAACGCCTTCCACTGGAATAAATTCATCCTTATCCCGATCTATTATCTCAATGACAGAAGCAGAGCGGGTATGATTTATAACCGTCCTAGTTTCTAGAGGATTCCCCAAATGAGAATGAGCGTCCAAGAACGCCCATTCCGGTAAAGTATATTCTTTCATTTTACAAAGAATTTACAAGCAGTCTATATGCGGATTCTTTAGCTTCCAAATGTTTTTCTTCATTTTCATCGTCATCACACCAGTCCCAAATTTCAGAATCGGTACAATGTACTGAGGTACTTAAACCACTTAATACATACTGCCCGTAACCTACTTCTTCAATAGTAATTGTCTCGTTGTTGATTTCAAATGTTTTCATAATCTTATGCCGCTTATCCGTTGCCGCCGGTTTTATTATTATTTGATATGCAAAGATAAGAATAGTTTTTAAATACTGCAATATATTACAGTGGTAAATTGCATATATAATAGTTTTTTTAACATTTAGGTATAAAAAATCCCCGACTACATAGCCAGGGACAAGCACAAAGATATAACCCTTGCAATAATCGCAAGAGGAATCAGCCAACACAACCACTTTTCTAGGCGTTCCATAGCATTACTAACAGAAGCCGGCAGAAATCCGAGTGGTATCGGTCGTCCGCTTGTGAAATCAAATCATCTATGTAGTCTTTTTCTCTCATTTTCGCCTGTATTTCTGACAAAATGCCCCTTAATATCTTCGACATAAGTTCTTCCTGCAATGTTCACACAAGAAGTTCTTCGCTATTGGAAACATCTTCTGACCTACCTCACCGGAAAGATATTGGGCTTCCTCCCCGTAAGGATCAATATTGAATACCTGTGAGATATGCCGGCACAAGTGCCCTTTTTCGTGGTCCCATGAGTTTTGAAACTCTCCCGGGGAAGAAGTGAGAGCAATTACCATCACAGTCTCACGGTCCTCAAAGTTCGAATAAGTAAGACCGGTATTGAGAACCCCGGAAGAGAGGTTTCTGTATGCCTGCTTGAAATCCTCTCCTCTACAACCGATACGGTGAAGTGCGCATAGAATATCACTGGTCCAGTAAGTCGTTACGGCATAGTACACCCTAACTATCCAATCATATTTCGGTATGTAGAAATCTTGAACTATCATAATCAGAGCATATCATCCCACATTATAGGTGTGCCACTTCCGATACAATCCGCATAGAAACGGGTAAAAGGAAGCCCGTCATACCCGTCAGGATCATCTATGTAATCCTTCAAGAATAATGCCAAATGGGATTCATCTATAATGGAACTCTTATAATAATCAGCTTTCGCCATATTAGCTACATATACGCAATCATACCCGGAATCTTTCTCCAGTTTAATTCCGTACTTTTTCAGAAGCTCTTCTACTTCCTCCTTTTTGATCGGAACGAGTTTTTCCTTCTGCTTGGTAGCCTTGTTCTCAACTTCCATTTTAGAAACAGCCCATTCACACATCTTCTTAGAGAAGTGCCAACCGTATAACGACAGATAATTTTTCATTGCTGAAGGCATCTTGTCATACGTATCTAGTCTTTGTCCCATAATTAATTGCTTTTTAGGATAAGAGGGGATTTCTCCCCTCATACGATTAATAGAACTCACCGTTTGAACGCCTACGTCTACGCTCTCCCATATCTCCATACATAGGGGATTCAGGGAAATAGCCTGGCATACGACGTTCGTTCATACCGTCACTATCGTAACGTCCATTCTCACGGAATCCCATTCCACCGCCACGCATTTCACTCATGGCCTTTTCATAACCATGACGGCAACCTTCACGATAGGCTTCTTCAACCTCGTTTCTTCCTCTCATTCCGAAGTCACGATCATATCCATCATGTTCTTCTCTTATCGTCCACATTCCCATAATCATTTCTTTGTTTTGGATGTTTCAATTACTCCGAGCTGCTCCATTAACTTCTGATTCTGTACAATGAGGTCAGCCATATTTCTGCTCATCTCCTGCATGTTCTTATCCATATTGGACATTTGCCCTTTCAATGCGGATATTTCCTGCTCCTGCTGTTGCTTGGCTGCAAATTCAGGGTTAAGCATGGCAAGCATCTGGTCACATACCCCAAGAAAGTTCTGATGATATTCCACGCTTTTTAGAACATCCTCACTCTTCTGTTTCATAGTAAGGACCTCGGTATTCATCTCGTCTCTTGACCCTGTAATCAGCATTCCTGTTTTAACATCATCAGCAATATTGGCATTAGCCGGTATCTCTTGCAAATTGACATTCTGTCCGTTTATATTCACGACAAAATCAATAACCTGGACAGGCTGTGGATAAGGCATGTTGGGAACAGTCTTATATATAGTTTTTATAGGGCTTACATTAACGACCTGCCCACATTCCAAACTTGGATTTGCACCTCTGTGAAGAAGATATAACGTACTGTTTACTCGTAAGTTCTGAAACATGATTGTTTAATTTTAAAGGAGTGTGGCTATTTCCATTCTGGAAAATACCACAAAACTCCATGTTAATTATTACTTGCTCCGTAAAGAAGCGGTTTCTACTGTAGGAGCCGGAGCCGTTGTCGGTCTGTATCCGCCATTAACAAGATACAATTCGTTGGTGTACTTGTTGTAATGAATCTCATAGATGCCGGTTCCAGCCAAGTTTGCAACAGTTACAGGCTCATTGTTATAAGCCATCAACGGTCTTGTGTCCCCGTTAGTCCCTATCAGTATCGGGAGTGTTGCAGTCGTACCGGCAGGGATCGCCTGACGAAGATTGACATAGAACCCTCCGACATAGTCCCTGTTGCGGAACGCATGGTTAGGAAGCTCCAAAGTCACATTTTCAGTACCGACAGTTACAGCCACCGTAGGAAGAGTATTGAAATTCGCTCTTCCTATTGATGGAAACGAGAACGGAAATCCTGTAAAAAAGTTAGGCCACATAATTACCTCCTTTCTTACCAGAATCAACCCCAGTAGTTATTACAACCGCATCCGCTACGTCCGTATGCTGAGTCACCAACATAAGCACCGAAAGCAGCCGCACGGTAAGTATCCATGTTTACACCAACAATGTTAGGGTATTGAACTGGAACTGTGTTAGGTAACTTGCATTTGATTCCATCAACATCGCTTTGCAATGCTTGCAATCCTGCTGCAAGGGGAGCAATCTGTTGACCTACCGCATTCAGGATTGTAGCATTCTGATTACGTTGGGAGATTTCAGCCGTAAGAGTTGCCTTTTCCGCAGTAAGAGATGCAATCTTATCCTGTAATGCCTGATTCTGAATTGCATCAAGTTTGGCAAGGATAGCATTCGTGTTGGCAGTAGCACCGTCACGTAATGACAATGCGTTTTGGTTTGCAGTATTAACCAATGTATTGGTCTGGTTGCACATTGCAAGCTGACTCTCATATCCTTGTGTGGTTACAAGCTGTTTCATATCGCAGCAACAGCTACAGATTTGAGATGTCAGAGCGTTGTTACCCTGCATAATTGCGGTAAGGATACTGTTGGTATTCTGTCCCATTTGGTTGCCAAGACCACAGATTGCCTGGGATACAGAGTTAATACCGGCAAGGATTTGATCGGAAGAAGTGTTCACGGCTTGTGCCAGTGATGCAATATCGACACCGTTTCGGTTAAGTGTCTGCATGATCATCTCTCTTCCTTCGTTCGCTCCTTGATTGTTATTTCCGCCAAAGCCGAAATTGCCATTTCCAAAAATAGCCGCAATCACAATAAGCGCAATGATGTCTTGAAAACCACCATTGTTACCAAAGAAACCACCGTTACCATTGCCGCCTCCAAGCAGCCCCATCAAGTATCCGGTATCAATTCCTCTGTTTTGCAAAGACGGAAGAATAGAAGCAAGCAGACCGTTGCCTGAAGCCGCTCCACCGTCTTGGTTAAAAACATACGTTCTTTCCATAGAGATTTATACTTTTTTATTACGGTCAATATCAACCGCATCACAAAAGTATATAATAGAAACTGCGTAAATCAGAACTCATTTTCAAGCGATTTGCGAATATTTTGCATATATATTGCAATCATTTTGTTTGTTGTTTTTCGACTCTCAAAAGTAGATATCAGGTAACGTACACTGGATGATGTTTTGCGAAGCAAAGTGGCGATCTGTTCAGGGTACAGACCGAATTCAGTAAGGAAGAACACTACAATGGAGCGGGCATCGACAACCTCAGTCACTTTACTTGATGAAAGGATTAATTCTGTGGAAACTTCAGTTTCTTTTCCTACAAGGTTCAATATTTCGGCAAAAATCTCTGACTTACACATGGTAATTAATTTTTTTGTTGTATTTTTGCCTTTGCCAATCAGTACATATACCAAAAGAACAAAAGCATACTTCGGAATGTTAAGGATATTATACCCCCTGACACAACCGATGTATGCTTTGGTGTATTAAAGTATTGATTGGCGTCAACTTTAATGTGTCGGGGGTTCTTTTTACTCTGCCCCCAAAAAGAGCTACATTTGTTATGATAACCGGCCTTCTACTTACCGGATAAACTTAGTGCTTAGTATTAATTAATGTATCATTTTAGCCTCCTTTCTTTATGAACATTTTTCCATTGGAAATTGTTATGTAAGTAAAACTTAAACTTTTCATACCGGAAACGGTCTGTGAAGATAGTGCCGGTATTACCATATAAATAAGTTATAACTAACCCCAGCTCCTACGTACCAACCACCCGGATAACTATATCCTGCTTGTAAACCTAATCCCCAGCGTTTCTTCTTCTGTAAAGGCGGGAAAGTAATAATTTTATTATCCCTGTATATTTCCATAGAATCAAGGTTGGGATTATACCCACTGACTACCGCCCGGTAATCATCGGTCTTATACTCCTTACTTGTAATCGGTATTAGTACCGGAATCGAATCGCCTTCTACGGTTCTATCGGTGGTAGTATCTATCAGGATCGGTAAATATACCGTATCGGTACGTTTTAGAGCTTCCTTTACCGGTTTGGGTATTGTGTCTCTTATTGTGTCTCGGATACGTACAGTATCTCCCTTAATGTACACCATTGACGGATCGTGCGGATTACACTGCATCCACACGATCACGCCAATCAACAGGCAGACTAGCATCCAAGGAAGGGTTTTCATAGAATACTATCACTTGAAGACCACTCCGAACTTGCCAGCAAAGTATTCAATTCTTCGCCTTCGTAGACAGGATAAGGATAAGACACAATCGGTGTCTCTCCATCCTCTGAAAGAGTCATAATCATTTTACTTGCAAATATTTCAGCATAATGTTCGGCTTTCATCAAAGCCTTTTTACCATTCAAGCTTATACGAGGCACTAAATTTCTTTTATCCAGCTCCTCTTGTGGAACTTCCTCCAAATCGGAATATGGAAAAACGATGTACTGTAACGTTGACATAAGTTATTTTATAAATGTTATTTTGTTAATAATCTCGTTCAAATTCGCTGTGGGGAATGTTATAACCCATTTTGACAAAAACGAGAAACAATATACCTATATAATACATCGGCTATCTGATAATATCCACTATAACTAGGATGTATTCCATTTGTGCCCCTGTACTCTTTCTTTTCGTTCCTTGAATTGACATTGAAAAGAGCTTCCATCATATTATTTTCGCTATCGAACTGACTTGCCACATCAACATAATCCACATACGAATACTCTTCGGAGATATTGGTAATAAAGTCATTATACGCATGCACTCTATTAATCAACCATTGCAGGTCAGCTAAAGGTGAAGTCTGGGAATAATTTGCCGAAAGACCACCATTTAACGAAGGCAGCTGAACACCTATCAGAGCTATTCTTGCATCGGGATATTCTTCATGAGCAGTTTCTACCAACGTTTTTATATAAGACGTATTCGGCGACAAGTCAACATATAGTATATTCCATCCTAACAAAAACGAAATAAGCCCTACTTCACCGTTATTTGTACATTTGTTAATATATGGAATATAAGATACTTTATTTTCATCAGAATTCCATAAAGGATTAGAAGCATCAGGAGCGACAGAGAAATAAGCTATTGAAGCGTCTCCATCCGTAGAACTTCTGACTAAAGTACCCGAGATGTCGGGAACAACCGTTTCTGAATTTGATCTTGTAAGGATGTTGCCTTCACCACCAGTTATATTTACTTCAACAATCGTATAAGTCACACCATTCTGGGTATAAGTTGCACCAACAACAAGATTAGTAACACCCGATACCTGAAACCTGTAACCACGAGAACCCTGCGTAGCATAGTTTTCCCACGCCCATCCGCCTATGCCGAAATAGCGAGTGTTTTCTTTTACCATTGTGCCAACTAAGGATATATTAGATAAATTATTTCCGGCAGGAAATACCCCATTTGTTTCATCCTGGGAGGTAATCCTTCTTTCAAGTTCATGTTGCCAAATTCCTTGCGAAGACAAACTGTCACCAAATGTTGCTATATTGAGTTGAGACAAAGGAGATACTGGTGCGGGAACTGTGATTAACGATACTTCTTTAGAAACAATCGTGTTGCCTTCAGAGTCTCTAATTTCTATAGTCAGAGCATTTGTGCCGATATCGGACGCTTCTGGATTGTATTCATAATATCTTGGATAGGACTGACCCTTGGTACTGATAAATCTAATATCATAATCCTTTAAATCAAGACAACTTATAATACTTCTATAAAAAAGTTGAAGCGTATCACCTACCACTGCATACACTTTTTCAGGAATATGAATTGTAGGAATAGAAGGAATTCTAGTTTCAAGATCATCGATACGGTTATCGATTCTTCCTATTTCAGACTGGAAATCAATAAAATTATCTGAAACTACTAATTCTGTTACCTCGCTGGAAATGTCAACATTATTAATCTTTCTTTGAACGAATAGATATCCATCAGCATCAGGAGTATAATCAAAACTATATTCCGATACAGAGTCTACATTCTGAACTATAGTGACATTTTTACCAGATACGATTGATTCTCCCTCCTGAAAATATACTAGTCCAAAAATACCTGCGGAAGTATATCTACTTGATACTTCGAAATGGAGCTTCGTACCAGAGGAAACTTTGAAATAGTCTGATATGTAATTATCCCCTACCGAATCTAATTTGGATGTAGATTGTAAAGTACGATAATGACCACTGCCATTGTATACCACATTTTCCCAGCTTTTCTGTTGGTATACCTGAAGGTTTTTTTTTAATTCTTCCACTTCCTTAAAATTTCCATCTATCCCTTGCGCAATGACTCCCCACTTTTGTTCGGAGTCTTTTGCTATATCAAATATCTTTTCCATAATATCATTCGTTTTTAATTAATGTTTCATTTGAAATTAAAGTTGAGTTGCTTAACATTGTCAAGTAACTGGAGATAACAAGGTTTATCTTTTGAGGAGATTTGACTACCTTTCCCGTAATCTCGTAAACGCCATTATCACCATATATGGATATGTCGCTGATAGCATTGCACGACACCTCCATTAGCTTATCAGAGGTATTTGGCAACGTTACAGTGATGGTAACCATGCTATCTACAGAGATATATTCTCCGGGATTAACAGAATAGGAAATGGAAGAATAAGGTAGATTACTCTTCACTATCGGTCTGAACTCCACCATATCCGGATACAGCGTACCCAGCTTATGCTTCTTCAACTGGCGCTCTATCAAGAACTCGGACATACTATAAGGGAAGGACATGAGAGAGTAGATAGCTCCGTTGAAGAAACGAGAATCATTATCTCGAATCGTGCCTAACCACATATCAGTTCCATCTTCTGCTGCACCTGCTGTTATAGATTGCCCGCAATAAGAGTATTTAGATAAATAAGATATACTTCTAGTAGAAATAAAATTTAGACCAGAAGTAGCTTGACCAAAACTATAAACGCTATTTCCGGCAGTTTCCACAAATGCCCCCGGATTATTCTTTGACGATATAGCTCCAATATTAGCAAATATTTCTCTATCGGTTACTACCGTATAATCCTTGTAAACAGGCATCCCTGTCACCTTACCGAAGTCATTGATACCGTCAAGGCATAGACCACCTGCGTGGGAAGGAATTTGGGTGATGGTAACACTATTACCCATACCCGGATTACCAAAACCACAAAATCGACCAGATCCACTATACAAAGTGTTATGTGAAGCTGGTAATATATTCACCCCATCTACAATTTTAACTGATTTAGGCGACCCAGTTTCATCAATATAGCTATAATCAATATCAGCTCCTGTTTTAATAACCTTAAACGAAGGAATGTCTGGATATTCTTTACTCCCTACGCTATAATACAGTAGCATAATATGACTTATAGCATTTTTACAATCTATCTTACTACTCGTTATAGTTGAATTACTACTGTTCCATATACTAGAATCGAGAAAATCAACCTCATACTTCCCAATACCTGAATCCCCCTTCCAAGCAATATTGTTCAACTGAATATCCCTACCGTTACCGGAAAAGTCAATCAGCTTGTCGCCAAACTCTGCGTGGTTATCGTTGGTGATTCCCTGTTTCTTGACATCACACAGTATATCAGGTTTAAGTGTTCTATCCAAGTTGAAGTAGGCGATTACCTGGTTGATTTGGTCGGTAGTCAGTACCTTGTTGGCGATGATTGTCCAGTACCAAGCTACTTGACTAGTTTCAACTATGCTGTCATTACTAATATATCCAACTACACTAAATTTTGAGGACAAATTAGTATTACTAGAGGCAGAGGCAGTATAATCTGCTTTATCTCCTAATATATTATTTATTACATTAATAGTAGAACCTTGAATATTGTCTTTATACCATCCGTATATTCCAGTCTTATCTGTTAGACTAATTGCATTTCTACCTACAACACTTCCAGAAGTTCTAATATTATTTGTAGTAATAAAGTTACTAGGTTTATCTATCTGATGAATCATACTAACAACAGTAACCTCATCAGTAATACCCATCTCCTGTACGGTTTTGGTGGAAGTAATCAGGTCTTCAACTCCATCGGTGAAGAATGCACCTTCGAAAGAGGGGATTTGAGTGATAGTTAGTCCAACCCAATCTTTGGCAGGAGCAGAGGCAGTACTTATAAAGAAATCTACATCACTACCTGCAACTGTTGCAGGCAGAGTATAAATACCATCTTCTCTTATAAACAAGGATGAAAATTGAGTATCTTCTTTTGTTATCCTATATCTATAAGACATCCACCCACCATTAGGTATGTTACTTATCTTTACTTTAAAGCTATCTTTAGCTAATCTATTCCATAAGAAATAACCAGCATTTGTTATAGCCTTCTCATCAGTAAGAACATACTTACTATCAGTAATAATAGAAGTTCCAGCAACTTTAGACCAAGTAGTAAAATCCTCTTTATACTCACCAAACCCACTATTCAATTTGAAGGCTGCATTGCTGATTACAAACGGATTGTCAGGGTCCACCAAGTTCTTGACAACAGCCCTGTCCGGGTCGTCGTTGCTTTTACCATAACAGATGCAGACGGCTTTCAAGGAGGCTAAGACTTCCGGGTCGATGTAGGGACGGTCGGTACCGGAAGACGAACCACGGGAGGGCGAACCGATTTGGTTTAAGCCGATCCGGTTAAGCCCCACTACATTTAAAGACAACCTGTTAAGCTTCATTGCCGGATTCGGTTACTGTTCCACTTAAAACTTCGCTGTCACTTTCGACGCGGATTGTCTTTGGATAGACCAATGCCGAAAAATCACAGTCTATAGTCGTCCCTGCATTGTACGCAAGACTTCCGGGCAAAACAACGGACTCAAAATTCCCCTCATTTGTCGTCCGTTGAAGGATACTTACCCGACCGTAGTTGTCGCGTTCCAAATGGATGTTGAAATCGGAATTTACCTGAAATTCCGCATACCATACGCTACTGTTCTTTTTGAACTCCAAATTTATTGTTGCCATGATTGTTCCTCCTATTGATTAAAGTTTATAATAAATCCCATCCGGCTTCTATGTCAGCCATAACAGCCGGAACTCCATTCTCAACACGTGAGATGGCAGCAGCAAAAGCGCACATGGTTGCTTTGTCGTTGATGTCTGGAACGTATGTATTCGGGACTTGCATTTCGCTACATACACGGCTGATATATCCGGCTGTATTGTTCTCGTTTTCCGGTGCCCACCGCTTGATGAAGTCGGCAATCGTCTGACAGCCGTGTCTTTTACGGTAGTTTTGCAAGGTTCGGATAAGGGCACGGTAACCCCATTTCATTTCGGTAAATTGGAAAAACGATTTATCTTCCTGTTTATCTCTCAATCCTTGCCACTTATCCTTTGTGATCCGGATGTTGCCCGGATTATTATTTCTCAAACCTCTTGGTAAACTCATGTTTATTTCCTCCTATAATATCAATGTTAATACTCCCAACGCCAGACCCACGCAATCACAGATGATGTCTTTAATTGAAAACTCTGTTTTCTTGCAGTACTTGTCGTATACTTCCTTCAGAACGAAGATTACGACGGTTATAATGATTGCTTCCCATAGTGGCGTATATTTCGATAGCCACATAACCAAGTTCTGGCATACTATAATGTGAGCCATTCCGTCTATTCCGATCTTGGATAGAAGCTTGCTGGCTAAGGCGCTGATTTTATTTATTTGATTCATGTATTTCCTCTTTTTCTATAATTTCTTTTACATCTTCCTTATCAACCTTAAACACCTTCTTACCAAACACTCCCAAAGCCCCGATAAGATTGATGTTAATCCCCTTTGGCTTCAGTATATTCCCGACTATCGAACACCCCTCTATGAAGCATACCAATAAACAGGAATACACATCTATAGGATATTCATTGTGACTTGCTACGCTAATCATGCAGACCATGCAGACGAAAGCGAAGTAAGTGACCATCTTCCCCATAGTGGCACGGATCGCACGTGAGAATCTGACCTTTTCGCCCATTAGCATACTTTTCCTCACTCCGAATAGGAGATCACAGAGGATTACAGCACATGAGACAATCAGCCATGGAATCATATTTTGCAATGATTCGGCAACAAATGCAGTGGCTATTGCGGCAAATCCTCCGGTTGTGGTATGTACTATTGCTTCTTTCATACGATACAGGTTAGATAAACGGTTAACAACGAAATTACCTCGATCCAGAACATCGGCTTTCTTTTTATGAAGTCGGAGATGAAATTGCCTGTCCAATGCTCGCTCATGGAGATAACCATGTAAGCGATAAATCCAGCCCATAACAGTAACCAATACCAACTATTGCAACCTACCCATATCTGGGAGAAGATTAAAGACATGGCGGCACCGATACAATGGGCGGTTTTCTGGCTTCCTTTGAAATTGGGAGATACACCCAATACAATCATCCCGACAACCGAAAGGAATACAAGAAACTGGCTGTTTTCCGTACTTGCTTCAAATGCTGCCGGAAGAAGCAATGCACCGGAGCCGATCATGCACAAACCGAACCAAAACTTATGCGTCAGGGCATAGTAGGTGTCACTGATAGAGTAAGGAATTTCCTCCATCTTTTTAATCATTGCAAAGACGTAGCCGGCAATGAGGATGAACGACATTAATACTAGTAGAATCATAGCTTTATCTGTTTATAGTTTATAATACAAAATTGAGTTTCTCCGGATAACCGGTTTTATAATTATAGTAATTAACCTCTTCTTTGCTAAGCAAATTTTTCACGGCTGCAATATGAGCCTGTGTAGTATTGTAGCAATCAAGAGCGTATAATTCTAATTGGTCAAGCATATTTAAAGCGTCATTTACGGGAATTACATACTTCTCCGCATTGTACCACAAAGTAGTATATACCCGGCCCGCTTCTTTTTCTATGTTTATTGAGTTGACTAATCCTACACGGGTGTCTTTATCCAGCCATATTTGTTTTCCGTCCAGCGTCAAGGAGTTTACAGCATCCGACTTGTCGTAAGCGTTGATCTCTGCGATCTTTATCTCTTTCAATTCATCAATGGTGTACTCATGCTCAACCAATACCGGGTAACCGCTTTCGTTCTCCTTGATTTCTTTTCCGGATGATTGACCGTCAAGCAATTCCTGCCAGTACTCCACCGATATTTCTACTGCTCCTTCTTGTGGTTTATCATAGAAACCATTTTTCCAATATATTTTTCCCATAATATTACCTCCTTATTTCCATCTACCAATTGCAAACCATGTAAAATTCCAGCTAGTCCAAACAATAGCCGGAGTTGAATTTATTCCACGGGTGAGAACTCTACAATATGATGTATATTTACCATTAAGGTCATACCCCGGAGCATATATAAAAGATTCACCTGTATTATTTACTGCTCCAGTGAAATAAATGTTATAATCAGTATTATAGAAACTGGTAGGAAAATACAGATTAATTGCCCCCCCGGTTGCTCCGACTCTTGTCCCCCACTGTATCAAAAGCCCATTATTGAACTTGGCATAACCATTTGCTCCCAAAGAAACCGTCATGGCGTTGGAAAGGTCGGCTTTAGCCAAGTTGGGTATCATTGCCAATAGTTCTTCAATCCTAGCTCCCGAATATTGACTGTTATAATCACTCATAGAACTTACTCTTTATAACGTTAAACGTACTACCGTCAGACAGTAGAAACCGTCCTTCGGTCACTGCAAATGCCTGTCTTTTCCCTTCTTGAGATACCGTAGTAGAAACGGAAACCGGATTATTGCCCTTAGTAGTCGAGAACACGACAGTTTGTTGCCTGTCCAATCCTTCATTGGCAACATCGCTCATTACGCTTGCGACTCCATTAGAGCCGGGCGTAATGACAATGCTTCCTTCTCCTTCCTTCCAAGGTACAAGTATATCCATTATGCGGCAGTCCAAGAAGTGTTAGACGTAACAGTAACGGAAACAGCTGAACCGTTTTGAGGAATTGTAATTTCTGTTGGGGAAACGGATAGTTTTGCGTCTCCTGCTGCCTGTTTGATTGCAATCTGTACAGCCTGACCACCGTTTGCGGTCACTTTTAATGTTCTTACAATTTCTTCAATGGTTTCATTTGCTGGGAATTCAAGTTCTATGGAGAATGGGAACTCTGCTGTAGCACCTGGGTCACCTGTGATGCTAGCCGCATTATCTGTCTGTGTCCCATTCGCACTATATTTCGCTGGGATGGCAACATCTGATACGCTACCCGCCCATGCAAAGGTCAGCTTTTGGGAATTAGTCTTACCTTCAACTGTGACGGTTCCGGCAGCTTTGGGTGCTGACATTTCCGCTCCGTTATCAAAAGATGCAAACTCGGATTTAGGAGTTTGAGTTACTTTATAAGTTGCAGGAGTAGATACCCCGACACCCGTTATTGTTACCGTACCGGTTCTAGCTGTACGACCTGTATGAGCACTTGCACTGTTTGCAATTGTCCCATTTCCGCTTCCTGTTGAAGGGTTTAAATTTAACCAACTAGGCTTTGCCATAATTCAAATCATTAAATAATTAAACAATAAAATTTTATTCTTTTGTTGCTGTGGTCCATACCACATTTGACAATACATCTACGTTGTCTTCAAAGTTATTGGAGGGCATTAGCCAGATGTAATCAGGCTCTACTCTCAAATAAGCATCTTTACCAACGTCACAGACAATTCCTACCGACACTTTAATTGAACGGCTGGGATTTACAGAGACATTTATCCCAGACAAAGGAGATGTGCCCACCTTTATTCCTTTCGAGGCTTCTATGTTAACCCGTATGCATCCCATATTATACAATTCTTATTCCGGTTGCCGACTTGTCTACCTCCGGTCTTATTCCTCCTTCATAATCAGTGTCAGGAAGATAAGCCGTGGTTTCTATCCAAATTTCTCCCCTCCCTATGATGTTGGTATCAAGGAAACAAGTATAGCTGTTCTTATCATTACGTACCATTTCCGACTTCTTGATCGTCTGGGAATTGAGAGTTACAGAGAACTTGCATTCGAATTCTATGTCATCCATTGTCAAGCCCGAAGGTAGTTCAATAGATACTGCTAATTTTATGATCGTTCCTTTTGCTACCATTGTTTTCAACTTATTTATTCTTCTTGTGATAGAGCATTGCTGACAGCTATTCGATCAATGACACGAGTAAATAACTGCGTATACTTTTTTAGAGATTTAGCTTGTTCAGGGGATATATCAACTTCTCCTTTCCGGTATATATCTTGAGCAAGATTAAATTCTCCAAGATCACCTGTATTTTGATAAATCGCATTTCCGAATGCTTTAGATACATCGACGGTACTCTTGTTCCCTTCGAGATCGGTTAATTCTATTTTTCGAAAGTCTATTTTCATAATTATTATTGATATCTATAGCTAACTATATAATAATGTGAGGAGCAATATCTAAGCAAAAGGGTATTTCCTCTTCCCAAAGAAATTGCTCCATTTGAATCCAACTCTGGGCTAAGGACTTCTCCTGCATTGTTTAACAGTCTACCATCAGATGAACCTTTTAAGGTAATCCGATGAGCTGTGGTTGGGTTCCATGTAATGACAATACTTAAGAGAAAAGAGACATCATTATTTATTCCTAAATTACTTCTTCCTGGTAAAACCATTCCTAAGTTAACAACAGACTGACCATTAAACACAAAATTATGAGTCCTTTTTATAAAAGTGGTAAGCACATCTGTATAGGCTTGCCCTATATATCCATCTTCGAATATTGCACGTTGTCCTATGCCGTATATGTTACCATCGTATTGGATTGCTGTTTGCTGTGACCAGCCTAAATCGTCTACAGCCGGACGGAATTTTGCATAAACGGCAGTACCAGAATCTACTTCCGAGCTTGTAAAATCAAATCTTCCTAAGCATGACATTCCCGAAGAAAGTGGAAACACATTAGTTCCAATCCCAGCCCATGATTTTTCATCTGAAAATTTAATGAAATCTTTGTATAGGGATAATCCTTCATAAGCATTGTTATGATTGGGATCATCAACACCGATATGTGTATCAGATATTTTAAACCCGGCAATTGTTCCCTCTACGGCTGCTAGTTTCTTTACGGTCAAATTATCAACATCAATAAACTCCGTCTTTATCTTGCCGGCTTCTATGAAAGTCTTTCCGCCTACGTTTATTCCACCGGTTTCTGGAAGAGATATTTTACCGTCAGATGTTAGCTCGACACCTGTAACATTATGCTTAATAGAGCCTTCAGTCATTATCCAGCCCTTCGTTTTATCTAAGTTTCCAACAAATATTCCGGAAGAACCGAGAACATCAATCGTCGCATTCTGCGCAAGAAGGACGTTTGTTGCTATGTTCTCGAACTCGCTGAACTCTTCCCACTTTGTTGAGTCAAAAGAAGTTGTAGACGTATGCGTGATCTTACATAACTTGTTCTGACCGTCATAGATTACTGTATCTATGAATGTCTCATTGTTATAATACTCGGTATTGGCTTTCCATACTCCACGGGGACGGAGCATTGCACCGGGTAACCCTGTTTTTCCTTGGCTTCCAGTGATGCAAGCCGGATCGCTTTCCCATGTCGAACCATTCGTATAAGTTACCTTTGTTTTAGTCCATAGGTACTTACCATCCTCCCATTTGGGAGACGTTGTAGACCACGCTCCGCCTTCCAATGATGAAGAAGAGGTTGACAGGTAAAACAAAACATCAACGGCACTTATCCCTACGCCATCGTTTCCGCTTGGTCCCTTTTCACCTGTTACACATACCGGATCTGTCTCTGTATATGTATTGTTAGTGTAGGTGATAACTACACGTGTCCAGATGTATTTGCCATCCTGCCATGCCGGAACAGAAGTCTGCCACGATCCACCGGTAGGCGTGCTGTATGATGTAGACAGGTAATATTGTTCGGCAACACTCTTGACTCCGATCCCAGTTTCACCCGTGGAACCGGTAGAGCAGATAGGGTTAGTGGTTGTTGATGTGCTGTCTGTATATGTTATTACTGATCTAGTCCAAATATATTTCCCATTTTCCCATGTCGGAGGCGTTGTGCTCCATGAACCACCAACCAAAGAATTAGAAGAAGTAGACAGATAATACTCTTCGACAATGCTTGATATTCCCCTACCATCATCCCCTGTATTACCTTTACCTCCGGTGATACAAGCGGGATTGGTTTCAATAGATGAACCGTCTGTATATACCACTTTGGTTTTGCTCCAAATGTATTTCCCATCTACCCAAGTTGGTGAGTTTGTAGACCATGAACCACCGGAAAGGGAGGTTGAAGAACTGGATAGGTAATAAAGGACATCAACGCTCTGTACGCCTTTACCGTCTTTTCCATCCTGTCCATCTTGCCCATCTTCCCCTTTAGAAATAACCTTCAACCAGTCAGTAGAAGAATCTGACGGCTCCTGCGTAGTCGTAGATTCAATGCAAATCCATGTGCTTCCGTTGTGGGTTACTTCGTCATAATACCAATACGTTCCGGATTTCCATTCACCCTTAAAAACCGGAACCGGTACTTCCGTCACACCGTCATTTGAAATCTGCTTGATCGTACCGGTCATGTAGATTCTGTTAAGATATGCACTATGTCCGGTCATATCCATTCCAAACAGTTTCAGGTTAGACAGGTCTCCCAACTGCATGGCAATCATATCCTTTGTGATCTCCCAGTTGTTTACACCTTTAAGGAAACGGATATAATTCTGCGTGGAATAGCTGGACTTCTGGCGTTCTGCATTGGTGAAGTTACCATAGCAAACAAAGTGCATAGCCTTTTGAGGATGGTAAGTATATCCGCTACGGAGAACGTATTTAAAAGAACCATTATCCAGCTTTTCGGTGATCCGGAAATAGGTTGTCTGAAAGCCTGTGTCATTGTTGAAGTTAGCCTTGCAAATATCATCCACTTCAACAGCTGCAACCTCGCCCGGTTCAAGCTTCAGGTAAACGATGCTGCTCTCTTCGTCCACTGATTCGATTATACCGCCTCCGGGAGCGTTCCATTCCTCACCTGTGATAACTGATACCCGGTTATATCGCAATTCCGGCACTTCAAGGAAATCACGTAGGCGCAACGACTTCGCATCTATATCACCGGATGGGGTTATCAGCCAGCCAAGTAACTTTTCAGCATAATCAACAGAAGATATATTGCCGGAGAAAGCGGCATTATTGGCTGTAAGCTTATCAAGCACCTTTACAATATTGCTGCTCAATTCTGTTGCAGTTATCGTGTCCGTTACAATACCTTTGGTAACGTTAATGCCGTTCAGGAATGAAATAAGCCCTAGGGCTGTGTCATCTTTCGTCTTACTTATAGCATAAGCTATAATCTCCTGAAGCACTCTTTTTGCAGAGAATACGTTTCTGTCAGACGGGATCGTCTTGTCATTAACCCCGATAACATACACACTGATTCCACCACCTCCAACAGCAGAGCCGGAATAGGTTTGTCCCTTGTAAGTGAGGGAATCAAGCTTGCTCTCTATCTCACCGATACGGGAATATGAAGCCGTCTCACCGACTGTATAAATCGGGTGATCGTAAGGAATATCCAGCGGCCACTCGAAACCGATTATTCTTGATTGTCTGCCTTCGGGGAAAAACGCCTTATTTATCAGGTTGACCTTATCACCGACTTCGTATGTACGGATATTACCTTTATTGTAGATGAAATCAGCATCCATCTCACAATCGTAGGTGGACGGGTCAATCATGGATTTCTTTACGTACTCCTTTGCTTTTTTGAGTAGATTCTGCTCTGCATCCGGCAACATCTGCTCGGAGATGTACGCGGTATCAAAACCGTAAAGGATATAAGTATTAGAAGCTTCCGGATAAAGAACATCATCCGGAAGAAAGCGACCGTAATCCTCATTGCGGACAATTTCGAAGGTTGTTCCGGTGTTATCGCTTTCTACAATATTGATAGCAAAGTCCATCCCGGCAAGCTTGCCAGTTTGGAATATCATGTGAAGTTCCTCACCATCCAGCCTAAAATCTTCTGTAAAGTTCTTCAGTCCCGTATCTTTGAAATTATAGATCCGATATTCCTTATCGTTATCGTCTACCTTGTCATCGTGGCTGACACTGGATATTGTGCCCTTGTATTGGGGATATTCATCCTCAAATATAACGATCTCTTCGATTGCTTCCTCTTCTGGCATTTCCACGTTATCCGGATCATTATAGCGTTCATCTCCGATATTGATACGTTCACCGGTCGGGCTGTATTTATAAGCATCTACATAAGAAATACCCTCCGGGAGCATAAGACGTTTCTGAACAACTCCGTTAAGGGTCATTTCCTTGTCATCCTTACTAAAGTAGTTATCAGGAACTTTACCGCTTATGATGTTGTTAATGGTGTACCGATTACCTAAAGAGGCGGTTACACCTTCCAGTAACTGGATAATGTTTGCTGCGTCACCGGTTAAAAGGTCGGGATTGTAAACAGCAGCAAAAGTCTGTCCGGCATTTGCACCGGAAAGAAATGTTACGGAAGTCGTTGCAGAAGAACCGCCATACACGTTAATATCGTATGTTACATACGCCTGGAAAGTCGATAACAGCTCGGAAGAAGCTGGAGCTGGTACGTGAACGTATACCCTTACTTTTAAATCAGAACTGTTTTTGTCGATAACCAACGTGTCGGAAACCTGTATTTTAGACACAATCTCATATTGTTGATTTTGGGCTAATGAAACGGTCTGATTTCCAATAATCACCTCTTTTGATTCCCCGGAAACATTATAGATATATGACGCCTTCAATATATAATCTCCTGCCGGGAGCAAAGCACGGTTCCCTATTTGCGGGACGGCTGTTGATATATTGATTGAAATTCCTTCCGAAACAACTTTATAAGAACCACCTTTGGCTGATGAAGCTAAAGTCTTATCAAGCGTCCATTCTGTATAAGAGGGAGTAAAAGGGCCGCTGCCTTCGTTGCTACTAGCGGTATAGTCTTCCTTATACGTAACTCGTGACGGAAAGTAGTTTATTTTGAGCGGTCTTGACGTATCGGATATATTACGTCCATTAACCTCTTTTACATCGAATATCAAATCTTTCCGGTAACTGGAAGGAATGTTACGGGTGGAACCGAAAGCGTAGATACGGGTCGCATAAGTGGTCTGGCTGTCGCTGCGTGTCATGCTGTTGACATTCACATTTTCTGTGTCTGTCAAGTCACCGGCTTTGAAATCAACAGGGGAACTATATTCACAACGTCCGAAATGAATAACGTGCTCTGTTATCCACCATTCACACTCCCATGTCTCCGCCATTTGTGTGAGAGCGTCGATCAGATTCACGTTATCATAGGAAACGAGCTTGGAAGTGTTTTCTACTGTGCTGTCAATCTCGTATGTAAACTCTTCCTCTCTGAATTTATATCCGAGTGCTTTCAGGTTATCAAGAAAGACTTTCAAATGCGTGTCAAGGGTAGCGGTGAGATTCCATGCGGCTTCGCGTCCGGTAGTTTCCGGTGTATAGAAAAACTTCTTGTTCTTCCATTTCCAGTAATAAGCATCAAGGCGGAGTTCGTAGTCGTATGCACCTGTCGTTGTATTGTAGGTAGGTTTATACAGGTCTACAAGCTCGAATATTCCCAACTCATTGTCTACGTAGTCACCTAGTTTGAAATAAACCGGATTGAAAAGGCTAAATAGCAAAGTGATATAATCTTCCTGCATCAAAAGGAAGTGTCTTTTCGAACCTTCATTGATAGGAGCCGAGAAACGAATGTTGCCGGATATGTCTTTGATGTTTACTGATTCCATAACACACCAAAGTTCGGAGATAAAAGAAAGAGTACCCAATTTTGGGCACTCGCATATACGACAATGAAATCAATGTCGTAAATTAGGTCCTTAAACTCGGGTTTGGTTCACAAAACTTCATTGAGCATTTACCAAAAGTTCTGTCTAAACTCTGCGCATAGGTGATACTTTTACCTAAATAAATCAAGTGATAAATGTCACTGCTGTTAGCTGGAATCTGAATATCAATCACACCTTTGTATAATTCTTCAAAAAAAGCCCTTTTTTTTGCTTGATAATCAGATTTAGAATTGCCTTCTATGGTAAAAGAGAGCGTTATTTCCCGTTCATCAATTTTGGGATTATTAATTATTACACGTTTTCCATGTTCTAATCGGGATTTATTTTCAATAAATTCTTTCATAGGTAATGATGCACCAAGCACATCAAGGAATTTATCTCCCATTCTTACACCCCAAGTCTTGTAAGCATCTCTACCATTTATTAATAAATCTGCCATAACCATTTATTTTGTTGATAATCCTTTGGTATTGTTTTTAACTTCCGCCATATCCTTCTGCATTTGCTGGATGGGTTTTATTATTGCTCCGGTATTTTCGGAGATTTGAACAAGTTCGAGATATGAACTTGCTATCAAATCACGTGTGTCATCGGCTATATTTCTCGTTTCCGTATTTATGGAAATAAGTGTATCCGCTTTCATCGTTAGAATATTTAATGATTGGGATTGAGTTATACTTTGATTCTTAATTTCTTCTCCGGCTATTTGCAAGGCGGTGAAACGCCCGTTAAGCTCGTCGATTGAATCCTGTGACGCAGTGGCAAAGCCTTTCTTTGAAGCTTCTTGGGATGAAGAGGAAGAACCACCAACAATGGCATCAATGTTCTTTGCTTCTTCTGTAGCAGCTTTTATAATATCATTCCAATCTTTTCTAAGATCGCTTATCTCTTCTGCTGTTAAATCAAGTTTTCCGTTTTCGTCACTATCAGCCAAAAGGGTATATTTTTTATAAAACTCTTGTGCTTTACCTCTTAGTTGGTCTATAACGAACGATTGTAATAAGGCGTTGCGCATTATCTCTTCAAAATCTTCTCCAAAATCTGCGATTCCTCTTTTTCCTCCTTTTAATCCTTCCAGTATTGCTTCTTCGAGACCTTGTGAAGTCGTTTGAAATAAATCCTCATTTAAAGTCTCTTCTAGCTCCTTAGTCTGGTCGTTGAGCTCTACAAATTTGTCAATAGCTTGTTGCATCCATTCCGGTAACTTAGACCAGATGTCGGCATTGCTTTTCATCGCCCAAATCGCTTCCTCTGATATGAGTTTGTTTTGTAGATCATATCCTCCATTAGCTTGTATGAAATCAAATATTTCTTTAGCTTGCGGACCTCCGAAGGCATATTCAGTCATTTTGCCAGCAAACTTACCACTTTTAAAAAGTTGAGCAAGCCCAAATGTTACAGCATCAACATCACCAACAGGCATAGATTTTACTATGTCCCTGTATGCCTTCTCTCTGGCTTTTTCAAGTGTTGTTAATGATTGGGTAGCTGTTGCAAAATAATCATTTCCTGCGGCTTCTTTGAGCAACTCCAGATAACGTTCTACTTGATAATTTATAGAATCCCAATATCCTTCCTGTCTACGTTGATATTCAATATTTCTTTCTTGTTCTGCTTTTGTAGAATCAAAGGCATTCATTACAGTACCCACTAATGTAGTTATGATCCCAACAATTCCGCTAATGCCTTTCACTGTGTCACCGGCAGACTTTTCACCAGTTTTGCCGAATACTTCAAATGCTGTGATGCCGTCATTTATAATATCTACCGCTTTTTGGATGCCTTCTCCCAGTTCATCGGAAAAAGTAGTTCCAAGAGAAGATAGAGAGGACCCTAATGTTGAAATATTACTCTTTATAGATTCGCTAGCTTGTTCCACATTACTCCATGAAGTAAAGGCTCCCTGTTTATCCCCTTTCTTTATTGCTTTCTGATACTTTTCATATTCTTCTTTCAATGTCTTGAAAGGGTTGCGAGCTATAAGGTTTTGGCGAGCATTATTTATGGTATCCATCATAGCTTTCATATCTGTAGCCGACAAGTTTGTAGTCTTGACAAGTTGTTCAGCATCAGATAATAATTGTTCAAGCATATCTGTAGGTAATGCATCAACATCTCCCATTAACATTTTCCAAACGCCAGAATCTTCGATTTCGCTTTTTGAAATAGAATCTATAGTTTTCTTACGCTGTTTTTCTAGTTCTTTTAGGGCATCTTCATATTGTTTCTTTTCAGAATCGCTTTTAGCTTTTGCTAATCCGTCCCTAAGTTTCTTTTCATCGTCTTGATACTGCTTCTCTATAGCTATGCGTTGAGCTGAATAATCACGATATTTATCTAGTATGGAATTTAATTCCTTACTTACATCGGCTATATCTTTCTCTCTTTTATTTTCAGCATTGGTATAACGAGCGGAAATTTCAATAGACTGCTCCGAAGTCAACTTTCCACCCTGTCTTTCACTCAAATCTTTTTCTTGTTTCTTGATGGCGTCAAGTTCTTTTTGATAGTCAAGGTCAATCTGTTTTAGCTTTTTCTCTGTGCCTTCCTTCATAAGATCTATTTCCGCCTGTTGATTTTGGCGACGGAGAGACAGAAGCTCTTCGGCTGATTTTTGTTGGTCTTTTTTTTGCTTTTCAATAGCTTTTTCTTGTTTAGATAAAGCATTGCCAGTGATACCTCCTAAATCTTTGTATGCTTTTTCGGTAGTTTCTTTTTGCTTTTTAGCTTCTTCGTATTGCTTTGAAGTAAATTTAGATTTGTCCTTTTCTATTTCAGATAGTTTCTTTTTGGCATCCTCCCAGTCTTTCTTCGCTTTCTCATAATCTTGTTTGTAAGTGGTTTTATTCTTCTCTGAATCAATTCGGGTTTGCTTGACTGATTTTGCTGTATCTATAAGTGTTTTTATGTCTTTCACATTATAGATTGCTTCATCAGACAAAGTACCCTTAATATCAATAGGCAAACGAAGTTTCACAGTTCCATTTTCCCCCTTTCCTCTGATACGCTTCTCCAACTCAGAGATGTAGCGGTCAAACTCATTAGTATTAACATCTTTAAGATTGGAAATGAACTGTTCGGAGATGCCTTTGCCTTTTTCTTGCAGCATGACATCACGCATAGCACGCAATTCTTTTAGTTTCTTCACATATCCATCAACGCCTTGCTGACCGGAAAGAGTTTTCAGCAGATTCTCGTAATATTTGATTTCAGATTCAATGTTAGAAAGTTCCTTGGTTTGCTTTTCTCCGGCACGTTTCGCATCTTCTTCCGTTATCTGTTGCTTTAGTTTAAGTATATCAGCCAACTTAATGGTTTCGATGTCATATTGAGCGAATATCTTAGGGTATTCTTTTCTTAACTCCGCTAAACTTCGACCTCTTTGTAAATCCGACAACGCTATATCACGAGAACTTTGTACGAGGGAATCAATCTTCTGTTTGTGTTCTTCTTCTTGCTTTTTAGCTTCTTCTTGCTGTTCATTAAACCTTCTCTGTGCCTTTTCTGCTTCTGTTGCCGAATCGCGGAAAGCCAACATTGCAACTCCAAGTCCTACTACAGCAGTAGCCAACAACACATAAGGATTGGTAAGCATTGCAGCGTTTAAAGCTAACTGCGCTTTTCGTGCCAATAAACGGGCATTGGTAAGTCCAATCTCCACAAGAGTATGTTTACTTTCGGCAGCAGTAACAAGCATCACTGCGGTCTGGTATGTACCATAAGTAACCACTAATCCAGCCAAGACCTTACCTACTGTTTCATAATTCTGAATCAACGAAGTTGTCATTTGAATACCGTCCATGATAACACTTTCCGACTTTGTTCCCAATTCGTTAAACACGGAATCCAAAGCATCCTGCATCATAGACAACTGACCATTGATAGTCTTTGAAGCATTCTCAGACATATTATAGAACTTACCACCTGCGGAAGTTGCATCAATGAATGCCTGTTGAACCATTTCAGCGGAAACAGCACCTTTGGACATTTCATCTTTCAAAGTTGCGATAGATTTTCCAGTCTTTTCGGAGATAATCTGTAACGGGTTGAATCCAGCGTTTATCATTTGATTCAAATCCTGCCCCATAAGTTTACCCGCTGCTGACATCTGTGAAAATGCCAAAGTTAGCGAATTGAACTTACTGGATTCCCCCATAGAAATATCACTAATGGCTTTCAAGTATTTGATAGTGTCTTCTGCTTGTATGTTAAATCCAAGCATCATCTTTTCTGCTCCAACCATATCTGACATAGTAAGTGGAGAAATCTTAGCCAGCTCCTTGATTTGCGGAATCAGTTGCCCTGCCATATCCTTTCCAACCATAGTCTCAATAGCGGTCTGCATGGATTGAAATTCGCCACGAACACGAATTATTTCAGAACCTAATGCCTTTAATACTCCAGCACCACCAATAACCGCCAATGCTTTCTTCCAAGAAATTGCAATGCCATTGTTTTTTTCTACAACCTCTTTGGCATTATCGTTGTAAAGGGCGTATTCGTCACGGAGCTTTTTCACAGAAAGACGAGCTTCAGCTTGTTGCTGGGTAAGTCCGAACAAAGCTGCCTTTTCTTCATCTAAGGCTTTGCGAGCAGCATTGTATTCTTCCAGCTTACCAGTTGCAGATAGAGGGTTACGCTTTAGTGCTATGCGATATGATTCTCCTAGACGCTTTACATCAGCTTCAATATCTTTAACTACTGTCTTTTGAGTAATAATCTTTTCTGTGAATCCGTTAACAGATTGAGAGGCATCAAAAATTTTCTTTTTAAATCCCATTTCCATTTCAGCTCCGGCTTTAGCAGCATTAGTCACCAGTTCATCCAACTTTTGATTGGATACAGCAAGTTGGGTATTTAGAGTTTTGAAGGTAGCAGGGGATTGTGTTCCATCCACATTTTTCAACTCCTGCTTTAATTTAGCTATTTCACTACGGAGTCTTACGACTTCTTCCCAATCACTTGCGACTTTGAAATATAACTTTGCCATACTTATTTCTTTTTTCTACGATTCGCTAATTCTTTACCACTGATTTTTTTTACTTTTTGACCGCCATAAATTGCATGGAGTTTATCTCGTTGCATCATTAAAAGGTTTCTATATGGAATGACTTCAAACACTTCCGTATAGCTTAAATGGAGAGTGTCAACCAAATGGGCTATTTGCCCGAAGAACGTTGCGTTTCCTACTGTTTCGGTCTTGCTGCCAGCATCGACACGTTCTTCATCAAGCTGACACACTGAAAAGCCGATATATCCATCATAGAGAAACATATTTCCAAAACTTCTTTGATTTCATCAAAGGTTCCGTTTTCCAAAGCCTTAGCCATATTCTCATTACCACAAATAAAACAGGAGATACCTTTTAGCATATCATCTGTGACTCCGGGAAGTTTCTTGATAGCTTCCATGATGTTGTCACCTGTCATCCCAATATTGGAAAAATGATGAATAGCACTACAAATAACTTTGATTGTGGGCGGCTTGATCGTATAAACAACTCCACCTATTTCGACATTCTTAAAATCCAGCCCTAAAAGGGCATCAGAAACTATTTTTGCTGCTTGATTCATTATTCTAAATTGAAACAAGGGTGAAGCGAATACCACCACCTCACCCTTGCTGTTTACAATCGTTTTATCTCAAAATGTTACGCCACTGGTATCAAAGCTTTGATAGCTTCTTCTTCGTAATTGTATTCAGAAGAAACGCCTTTGATTCCCGGTTCTTGAACCATTCCGCGTACTGCAATGGCAATTGCTTTGTCTGTATTAGCTTCACGGGAAATGATACGGCATTTCGGGAAAATAAACCATACATCATCATCAGTCAGACAAAACAATGCTTTGTTGACGATAACTTTGTCCAAGGCACGCTTCCATCCGACATCTTCAGATGTTGCCTGAATAACATCGCCACCCATGAATGCTTTCTTTGTCTTCCAGTCATACTGTCCGATAGAGAAAGAAGGGGAGACTTCTCCCGGCACATCATCGTAACGGTAATTTTTTCCTGTTAACTGATTTTTATGTCCAGTGACAGATGCTTCCGTTTCTTCAATCTGCCAAGTTTCCCCATGCACGTTCAAAACCTCATCTTTCGCCTTAATAGCGGCTTGAATCAAAGTCTTTGCGATTTCGGGGGTAATGTCTGCCGTTACCTTATCAATGTCGGCAAACAAGATTCTTTTAATTCCTACTGCTGAAATCATAATTTTATAGTTTTACATTTAATACTTCAAATAAAATTCTCACATTCACATAATGACACTTTAAAGCTGTATCCGCTTCTATACTGATAGATTCAATAGAGTAACGATAGGTTGTACCATCATAGGTGCTTACTACATCATCAAACAGCTTGCCAGCCTTTCTTTCAAGTTCATTCAAACGGATAGTATTCGCTTCATTCTCGCTTAAATCAGGTACACAAAGATTCACTTCTGCGAAAGACTTCTTCCAATAAGTCCCCGGCTGTTGCTTCTTCGTGTGAATGACAATCCTTTCGGACTTCAATTCACCCGTCAGCGTTTCCCCTGCTGGTGCTATACCTATCCCGAAAGCCTTGCAATCCCGATAGAGAATGTTTCCTATGTCAGTAGTTACTATCATTTCACAATCTCCCAATCTTCTGCAAACACATCACTGATGGATGGTACCCACGAATCAGCACGTCCCGTATTCTCGTTATAGATAAGGCATTGGCTTGTATAGTCAATAAAACCTTTTCCTTTCAGAATAAGGTCTTTTGCTGATTGAGGAAGCGATTGCATCTTGGGAATGGTATCGCTTTCAATATGTGCAGGCACTTGCTTGAATACCGTCAGGCCTTTGCCGTTCCAGCCGTTTCTACGGATAGCCCCACCTTGCTTCAAAACTTCGATAGCATCACCGAAACACATAGGAGTTTCTTTCTTGACTTCTCGATATGATTCTTCAAACAATTCTTTGGGTGACCAACTTTCATAGCCATATTCAGCACGAGTGTGATATCCAAGCTTGCAAGATTCATGCTCTCCTATTTCACTTTTTACCAAACCTTTACGGCAAGCTTCGCCTAATGTCATAGGTTCTGCTTCAATCTGTTTTGTGCTAATGTACTTTTTCATTTTTCAAATTCTTCTTTTAATCGTTTCTCCGCATATAGAGCGGCATCACTTAAAACATCATACCCTTTAGATTCCACGAATGAGGCGTATTCCGCTTCATTTTTCAGAGTTAAACCGTCTTTATCGACATCGTAATCATTGGACGTTCTCAAAGTCAATGTATGGTCTTTATAATTGCCGTGTTCCTCTGCATGTTTCACAGCTTCATCACCTACATCAATCATCTTCTTTTCGACTTCCCATTCTCCTTCATTGAAAAAGGAGTCGACATCGGAAAAATCGAAATCTACATCCATAGTTCCGAATAGTTAAAGTGGTTTGTACTCTTAACCGTGTAAACCTCACCTTGACCTCTCACGTTCTCACTGTCCATACAGCGCACTTCGACACCAGCCTTAACAGTGATTCTCTTCTCACACACTACATGGTAATTCGGGCGATACACAGAGCCGTTTTCTGACTTAAACTCTTTGGTAGTGTTATCGTCACAGCGACACCTACATACATCCTGCCAGCTTTCACCGCCTGTTCCGGGAATGGGTCTGCCGAACTCATCCTTATCCATCGGGGTGATAACCTTTATCTGCAATATGTGTGGAGCAAATATCATAAGAAAGTACATTTAGGCTTGTTACTTAATTCGTCTTTCAATCCGTACTGTTTACACAGAAATGAATAGTAGTCCTTAATACCCTGAATGTTCCAAGACATAGAGAAGCCGTTTTCGCTGATTGAAGTGGCACGGAGTAGGAGAGAGGGGATGAACTTCGCAATTGCCACAGAAACGATATTGTAGGATTCCTTATTCATTTCATCCTCTCCGCTAATCTTCGCGTTCAGACACATATCCAAAAGATCAGTTTCTGATAAGTGAATACTGAAAGACTGAAATCTTTGCTGTATGTAGTCGTTCACTGTCATTTTGATTATGGTATAATCAGTCTGCTGTATGCAGTGTAGCTATAATGCGTACAATACTTCGATTTGTAGATATATCGGAACGGACACTTAGGAACTGAAATTTGTTTTCCTTGCATTGCCGTAATAGTCGCTGGTTGCATCGCCGGACTATCTGTAATCATAAAGATTGATTGTGGAACTGACAATACAACGCAATCAGTCGGAGCTGCTTCTAAGGTGAAAAACTGAATAGGTGACAAACCAACATCAACCGATGGGGCTACGTATTCACACTCGAAAGATTCGACGCTTGATGCCTGTACGCTCAAGGAGACCAAAGACATCGTTAAAAAGCCACATATGGCAAAAATAAAATTCTTCATTTCTTTATTGAATTATAAGTTACATAATGGAAGGGTAGGAGTACTACCCTTTTTATTTAATATCTAACACTTCTTTCAGTTTGGAAGTCGTTTCTTCATCCAACTCTGCAACCTTACCCAAAAGAGTCTCTTCTTTCATGTTTCCGGCTGCTTGAACACCGATAGATTTCAGAGCATCAACCAAAATCTTTTTCTCAAATTCCTTTTCAAAGAGGGATATTTTGATCTCCTTCTTTTCTTCAGAAACTTTCACTTCAACCCGTTCGCCAAGTTTGCGTTTTTCTACATCCAATACACGGAATTCTTCGGAAATTTCAATCACCTCTCCGGGATTGTAATACTTACCAGTAAACTTATCACGGAAAACAGATATAACCTTTACTTTCATATCCTCCTCCTTATGCTGATTGGATTGATGCAATTTCGCTCAAATCGAAATTGGTGATCAAATCCGGATTGGTAATTTGTGGAATCCATTCTGCCGTATATTCCATATAACGACCGTTTTTGTCACGGTAGTTGGATATAAGCATCTGCCCCTCTGATGGAACATAAGTACGCCCTGATACTGGATCTGTCGCTTCATACGGGGTATGATGGCGCATATAACCTACTTCATCACCGTTAAGCAAGGTGATACGGTTGTCTGCATAAATCTGCACATTTTTTCCTGTCTGGTCTTTCACGTAATCCTCTTTGATTTCGATACGTGGCAGACCGATACCAGTAAAAACTTCAGAAGCCAACGAAGAAGAAATCAAACCGGTACTTAATTTCATTTCGTTAGTGCCGAGAATCATCTTGTACTGTTCGCCAAATTCAGAAGAGCCAAGTACATTCTTGTTGAAGGTTGTACGTGTCATAATCATCTTGGCATAAGCGCCAAAGTCTGGAGCTAGGGAATGTAGTTTCTCTCTTAAATAAGAGATGAACATATTCTTGCCATCAACAATTATATCTCCAGCTGTAGGCTTAACAAAATTGAATGGAAGGGTAATTTCCAGCAGCTTATTGTTGGTCTGACCGGAAGTTATTGCAGCATCCTTATTGTAAACGGTGGCTTCACCAGTCATCAACAATGCACCGACAATAATATCCATACGCTTGTGAGCTGCAAGAGTAATCTGACGGTAGTCATCTGCCAGGAAGTTTACTATTTCTTCCAATGCTGTATTTTGGTCTGCCGGTTTGGCTTGATTGAACTTGTCAATCAAATCTTGCAATTCAGATAGACGGTCAATAGACATTTGATATGCATCGCCCAGATAGGCTATTTCACCATATCCAGAACCGATATTTTTACGTTCACGGATGGGCTTTTCACCGAAACGTGAGTTGATAGAACCGGCCATCACTCCAGTTACAGAGCCGATGTAGTCTTTGAACAGACGAGTAGTTACTCTACGGAAAGTAAGATACTGCTGCCAATAGATTGTATCTTTACGCGTTTGGTTCACACGTCTGATGATAGCGGATACAATGTTCGCATCATCGAATAATGTTTGAATCGTTAAAAACATATCCTACCTCCTTACTCGTTAAATTCAAACCATCCCTTCATATTGGCTTTATCGTTCTCGGAAAACGGCATAACCAATTTTGAAGGCTCAATCTCTGCGGCTGTACGGAGCAGCGCAACTAACACGATACCATCTTCCACCTTTGTTCTTTCATACAAAGCGGAGTTTGAAACATACTTTTGTTTCAGCCCGTCGACTGCGGTTGCTTGGAAGAGAACCGCATCTTTGGCGATATTTTCACCGAAAGCAGCCTTGATAGTCAATACGTCGTAATTGGCATTAGACTTGTCAATAGCCGTCACTTCTGCGCCTTTTTTACCACTTCCGACAAACATGCCTACATAGGCCAAAGAGTTCTTGGCTACTTTGATAGACAAAGCCTCTCCACCAGTGGTATAGGCTTCCGCAACTCTCACATTGATTACCGCATAAGCAAACTTGTTTTTCAAGTCTGCGTAAATCGGGGTAAATCCGGGAAGGAAACTTCCCACTACCAGGTTCTGCGTGTCGAGTTTGAACGGGCCACGTCTACGAATACCGGTCTGGACATCGTAGCGTTCCTCTTGCTCAACGGGCGGAACCAAGTCATACTTAAATCCTGCTGACATAATTAATTCTTGTTTTGTTCAACAATAGTTTTCGTTCCCTCATCAATCATCTTAGCGATAGATTCAGATTCTTTCTCAATCTTCTCTTCCGCTGATTCGGGAGGAACTACACCCTTAAAGCCGTCATTCGCAAACTCCTGCTTCAAGTCCTTGAAGTATGCGTCCAAGTCCTCATCGTCCTTAATGGCGCATCGTTTGGCGTAGTTTTCGGGAATACCATACTCCTTAGCCTTGGCAAGAATTTGCTCCTGCCGGGTAGCTTGCGACTTCTCCGTCTCAAATTGAGCGATTTTATCGGAAAGCGGTTTTACGGCTGCGCTCACTGCATCGGCAATGATTTTAGCCATATCCGGTTGTTGTTCCGTAGTTTGCTGCTGCGTGGTAGTAGTGGTAGTCTCGACTGGCTTACCGTCTTTAAGGTTATGCCTCTTCTCGTAGTTGGTCACTGCTGTTTTTGAAGCATCCCCGGCACGGAAATCACCATAGGAATTTAACATGTCCGAAAAACCGATACCCTCAACAATGGAGTTTACCTTTGTCTCGTCCGTTACACCCTCTGCCTTTTTAGTGGCAATTCGGGTTAAGATAGCAGTGTCCACCCCAGTAAATTTCTGTTGTAGTCCTGCTAGGATTTGTTCTAAGATTGTCATACCGTATGAATTATTAAATTTGAAATTCAATTTACGGAAGTAAAAATACCACCAATGCAGATGATTAGTAAATATTTAAGCTTCCCATTCACGACAATGGATTGATTGTCGTGAATACGGTATAAAAGTAAGAAGGAAGAGGAGAGGAAATAATTGAACGGATGAAAAACAGCAATTGGGTAATTGTTGGAAAATGGTATAAAAGCAGGATGTATAAGGATGAAAGGGAAATAATTAGGTTGTATAGCATTCACCAAGAAAAGGTTGTGAAGAAATCAATTTAAAATTCTATTTTTGCTGTAAAATAAAGTAACAGTATGGACCTGTCTCTTATACACATCTGACGCTGCCGACGATCGCATAAGTGTAGA